CACCGCACGTAAATTGTTTGCGCGAGCGGAAGCGTGAAGCATTGCCAGCAGACGACGAACACCGATATCGTTCAATGCCGATTTGGTTGTCATCGCAGTGTCTGCGCCCCACAGGAAAATCCCTTCACCTTCAAATACTGCAATCGGGTTGATTTGGTTTTCTACCAGCACATCGCGATCATTCAGTTTAAAACGGTGACGCACATCAGTAGCGAAATCGATCTTACCGCGATTCAAACCGCCCGGCGCTAACCACTGAGCAATCTGATCCGTGTTAAGCATACAGTACGCCATGCACACAGAAGCAGGAACATAATAGTCACGCGCGTTTGCGTTATCGCGAGCTTTTACGTCACTGTTTGTAATTGCTGTCCAGCTATCAATGATAGTGAACTCTGCATCCATGAAAGTTTTGATGCCACGACGATATGCAACAGCTTCATCGCGACTCTGCATACTGACAGGCATACCGACAGTGCTGATACAGTCCATGCGAGTTTTTGCGAGTTGGTTAATCGTGCTTGCAATCACCGGATGTTCAATACCACCAGAACACAGAATGCCAGCAGAGATTTGTTCCCAATCTTCGTAGTTGTTCCATCCTTCGATGAAAGCAGCCAGAGAGTTGTTCGCAATAGTTTCGTCAGGGTTTTCTACGTCAATCAGATCACCAGAAGTTGCACCAACAAACTGACCGTTGATTGCAGTAGGAGTTTCTGGATTGTACGGGCCACCAGCGATTGCGTTGAACACTACAAACTTTGGATCGTCGATCAGTTTGTAGTTGTTTTCGTTCAGACGGAAACGGATCAGTTTCGAGCTAGTGTTAATCACATCTTCAATGAAGAATTGATTACCAGCTTCATCGCGCCAGTAGGAACTTGTTACCGTCCACGTTTCAGTAGGCGTGAGGTTCGTACCTTCGTAAACGCGAATGATCGATTTAATACCTAACGCATCGTTAGTGTCAGGTTGCATCGTCAGCCAAATATCATTCGCACCTTCATATTGAGAGAGCGAATAAAACAGACCGATATCTTCGCTACGGAAAGCAACTTGCATCGGATCGTCAAATCCTGAATCGCTTACCGGACGGAAAGTAGAAAGGTTGTTGAACATGGTTGCCATAACACCGCCGAACTTCGCATTAAGTGCAACGCGAGTTACGTTCAGACGACGAGCTTTTGTCATCAGAAGTTTTGCGATGTTAACGTTATTTGCATAACGTCCGGTAGCTTTACCGAGTTTTTCTTCCACTTCATCTTGTGAAGTGATAGTCATATTTTTGCCAATTTCACCTTTCGGGAATGGCAGCACCAGTGTGCAATATCCGTTGGTTGCCAGAGTCGTAACATTCGACCTGTCATTTTCCATCGTATACACGCCAGCACTAGGATGGTCAGGAAGCAGCATTGTTATCTCCAAACAGCGTGAAAACGTTGACTGTTTAAAATTAGCGTAAGAGAACGATTAATACTGAATCACATGAACTCTTTGTTCAGTTTCCGAAACTAAAACAACTTCCGGAAGCGCACCAGTTAAAAGTAACTGACCGTTGATATCAATAAACGTTCCACCGATTTGCATCTTCAGCAGATTGCCTGTATCCACATGCAAGAAACCTTTCGTTGCAGGTAGCGCGTAACCTTTTGGCCCGACAATAACAGAAATCGAGTTAAAGATTTCGTCTTCAGGAATTCCAACCGCATGAGTTTGTGAACGAATCGCGCTGTTATGTTCTTGCGAAACTTCACGCACACGAGAATCAACAACGAGAGTACGTTCCAAAGAACGATAACGAGTTTTCGTAAACATGTTATTCCTCTTCAGGTTCTTGCACAAAATCTTTTTCGCCAGTGTCGATTTCCGTGCGAACAGTTATCTCACCGTAGTTATTGATTTTCGCAGTGTCGAGATTGAAACCAATCTTCGTTTGAATGGTGAAAGGAATTTCGATTTCCATACTGCTAGGCGTACTCCCTTCATCAAGGTCTTCGATGTTAGGGAATGGAATACTATCGCCATCAATAAGAAAACGAACAGTCCATTTCGTTGTTGGCATTTCAAGTTCGAACGCCAGCATTTCTACAGCATTGGCAATCATCAATTGCTGACTAAACAGCATTGCCTGATCTAAGTGCAAAAACTTAACGTACAGAGATCCGGAAAGCGTAACAGGCAGATAGTAGTTACGAATTGCGATTGCGTTTGTTGGTTCTTTTCCTATCGCCCAACCGGAACCAAATCGACCGATGTTTTTTGCGTTAGCAATCAGTTCACGATTGAGAGCGAAGTTATTTATTTTAAACCAGCCGTAAGGATAGTTTGTGCTTTGTGCAAACAGTGCGCGTAAGCCTTGCTTTGGGTTGTTGTGCATACTGAAAACAAAACGCGTTAAGCCGAAGCCTCTGCGAATTTGTCGTTGGATGCCAAACAATGTAGCTTTAAGCGACGTACTTTGTTTTACGATCTGATTAATACTCATAGAAAAATTCCTGAGCAGAAACAAAAAAGGGAAGCCAAATGGCCTCCCTAGTTTAATTAATTCAAGCGGAGGCGCAGACCAGAAGAGGATGATTCAAACTCACCATCATCATTTGATTCTTCGTCCTCGCCGTCGAACTCAACATCGTCAAGTTCGCTATCTTCCAAAAGAAGATCATCTTCATCTTCTGGATCTTCTGAATCGTCATCCAAAGACATTGAATGGAATTCATCATCACCGTAAAGTTCTTTTGATTTCTCTTTAGAAGCATTTGTTTCCAGAGCCGCAGACAGCGCCAGCACGGAATCAGTAAGCGAAGAACTCGCCGCGCTCACAGACTCACATGGATTCGCACACACTTCAACTAAAGTGCTTGCTTCAACATTGTCTGCTAACTGGCAAGTTAAAAATTCACTGCAATCAGGAGAGTTAGCAGCTTGCACCAAAAGGCGAGCTACGTCATTCCACTGACCTTCACGTACTGCAACGATAGCGAGAGCAGCTAGGGAACCTGTCAACGTTTTCATAAAAGTTCCTTAGATAAAAGAGGGAACACAATTTCTTGCATTCCCTTTTTAAAAAGTTTCGCAAAATTAATTACGAAACTTTCCGCATTAGCTACGCTGCGCTTTAGCGACAGAGCGAACGTTCGCCAGAGTGAAGGAGAACACGCTTGACAGTAACCAGCCGCGATCAGTGTTACCCTGATTTGCACCAGAGGTAGGCTGAGACTGAGTGCCGCCGCGAGTGGTGTACATGCCGTGGTAATCCTGATCACCAACAACGTACAGTTCGCCGTCATTCAGTACGCGATGTTCCGGCGCACGGAAACCGTCAGTTACCAGATCCAGACCCAGCAGAGTACCGAGGCGGCCAGTAGTGATCAGTTCATATTTGGAAACCGGATCAAGCGCGGAAGTGAATTGATCGTTACCGATAATATCGTTCCAGTAATCCGCAGCCATGATCGCGGTAGTTACCGGAATTGGCCAGGTACTTACTTGATTTTTCAGAACGGACAACAGGCGCGGAGTCAGTTCACCGTGGATGTAGGTCAGCGGGTTTGCCATACCGACAGAACGATCCGCAGCTTCTTTCCACAGACGGTCTTCCTGAACCATGATAGATTGCAGACCATCTTGCTGCGCACGATCCAGCAGGTCGCCGTTGATCTGTTCCAGATCCATACGTGAAACACGGATGATAGATTTCAGTTCGAATTCATCCGGAGTAAACACGCGTCCACGCAGTTGACGATAACCGTAATCGCTTGGGCCAGTCGCAACGATAGCTTGCGCTTGGTGAGTTTTCAGTTCGACGCGAGGAACTTCGCCCTGACGAACAGTTGCACCTTTACACACACGACGCATCAGACCCTGACGTTCAGCGCGGTCTTCAATAGAACCAACGATTGAAGCGCCGAGAGAATCCCACTTCTGACCAGAAGCATCAGCAGCAGCTTCTTCGATCAGACGACGGTTATCTTCGCGAATTTCATCCGGAGTCATACCGGCGTGAGATTCAGAAACTTCCTGAAGTTCACCAGTTGCAGCCAGATTCAGCATCTGACCAATACGATGTACCAGATCTTTTTTACTGACGGCGTTAACTTCGCCAGTGGATTCAGACAGAATACGTTCGCCGCCAATACGCAGTTCAGACAACGGGCTACCGTCACGCAGAACAACTTTAGCACCACGCAGTTGATTTTTCATTTATAACTCCAGAAATTCTTTTTCAGTTTAAAGTTTTATTGCGAGGTGTGTTCTTACACGCCCGGCGTTGCCAGTTCGAAGGTTGCGTAACCGTTCGTTGCATCAGGAGCTTTCTTGATGATAACGCCTTTCAGCAGAGTACCAGTACCACCGATAGTCAGCAGACCACCAGCGCCCAGCGAAGGATTCAGAACCGCATCGTTAGACCAGTCAGCAGAAGCGTCGATCATGTTGGTAGAAACGTTGCCCAGCTTGATGTAGCTGATACGCTGGCGAATGTTTGCAGACAGGCCGCCGATTGGTGCATCACCAGTGATAGCGCGAGCTTCGGAAACAGTCAGTTCAGAAGCGTACTGAACGAAAACTTTT